TTACATCCACATAATTTGCTGCCCTGATGGCAACGGGTGCGGCCTTACGGCGTGGACTTCTCCCGGCTTCACGATGTATCGCTGTACCGACTCATAAGTGATGAACGTGGCGCTGCAATTCACGTTCTGGCACTGATGATAACGCTCTTTTGTCGTGTCAGTGATATAGCGGCTTGTACGCGCATGTGCGGCATGCTGGCATAAAGGACAATGAAACATCGCGAGCACCTCTTCCGGTTTTGTTGATGGTGCCATTTTAGTTAATTTATCCTTACAAAACAAACAGATAAAACAAAAACATCACTCATCATCTTCTGTTTCGTACTCCACATCAGAAAGCCTGACCTCAAGCTCTAAGGACGTCGTGAAGCCGCTATTATTCAGAAAATGTGTCACCTTAGTGATTGTCCAGTCCTGCTCGTCTATGACGCGCTTAAAGCCAGACACTTTGACCGGTGTTTCCGTGTAAATATCTGCCCGACCGGTAGCCAGGCTGATGGAGAACTCCGCAACGCCCCGTTGCAGTTTATCCCACTTCGCCTGAGCGGCGCGCATGGCCTGCGCTTTCGTGGCATATACCGTGGTCAGGGCAAAAACGTTGTCAGCCTCACCGGCCATGTATTCACCTTCACGCGCTTCCGGTACTTTAGGCGCTTTCTTCTGCCTGACCGGTTTCGCTTTCGGGTGCTCCAGTGCGCGCAGGTGTTTCTCTTTCTTTTTGCGTTTCAGTTTTACCTTCTGCTTTTGCGGCTTCGGGTCTTTAGTGTGTAGCCATTTTGCCGTTACACCGGTGTAGGCTCCACGGTCAGCAATCGCAAAATGATGGCGGTCGCCGTCGCTGCGGGTTATGGTGACCTGCGGGATTTTTTTACCGCTGGCCGTCACTCCCTGCCCCGCTTTGAGAAACAACAGTTTTCCCATTTTTACCGACACCTCACCGCCGTTGCGTTCTGCAAGACGGGTCAGGAATTTCGCATCAGACTCCTGCGACTGGTCGATGTGTGGAATTTTTATTCCGGCCAGTGACGGAGCGACACTGGCTTCCAGCCTGTTACGGGTGGCTATCGCCTTAACAATCGCACCGAGCGTGGTGTCATGCCAGGAGCCTTCCCGGCGGGAATTGAGCGTCCCGCGAAAATCTGCACTCCGGGCGCGGATGGTGACTACATCCGGTGCGCCCCGGTGTTCAACCTCATCAACGGTAAATTTCCCTTTGCATACCAGGGCAAAACCTTTCCAGCCGATATACACCGTCAGGACAGCGCCACGAACCGGCAGCCCGACCTGCCCGTCGGCATCGTTCAGTTCAATATCAAGCTGGTCAGCCTCAAAGCCCCGGTTATCCGTCAGGGTCATGCTCATCAGACGGTCGCTGATATTGCCGGTAATATCCCTGCTGTCGAGCATCAGCATGTAATCCGGCGTCAGCGTACTGCCTGCATCAAATGTCAGCGCATCCAGCATTATCCCGCCCCCGTCATACCTGTGAATCTGGTCGCCATACTGCCGGCCTTACCGATGAGCGATTCCGCCTGTTTACCGATATCGCCATAAAGCGCGGCCAGTGATTCATCAACGCGGGTGAGTGACAGCGTAAAATCAATTTTCCGGGGTGTGCCGTCTGCAAAGAAAATACTCCCTGTTTCACTCACCCTGCTGATGACATACATGCCGTAAATCATGCCGGTGCCATCCAGCAACGGCCACGCCCGCCCCTCCTCTGCCATCAGCCTGAGCGTGGTCATCGTCAGCTTGCCGCCGGTCAGTTCGGGATAAAGCACACCGGCCAGCGTGATGTTTTCCTCACCCACACCGAGAAACTGAAAGGCATCCCGTTTACCGATACGGGAATTTGACGGCCAGCGATAATCTGATTCACGCTGCATGGTCTGGTGTGGCAGCGTCTGGCGCATAAAAACAAACATACCTAACGCGAGCATCATTTTTCGTCACCTCCTTAACCGTCATGCATCATGCTGGCACGGGCGCGCACACGTTTATCCCGCTCGTATTTTTCGAGCGCATCCTGTAACTGGCGGTCAAGCTGTGTCCCCGGCGCAGTCCCCCCCGTCAGGCTGATGTGATATTCGTTTTTACTCTGGTCTACATAAGAGCGGCCAGCCGGTGCCGTGACCGGCTGATAAGCCTGATAGCCTGCATAAGAGCTGGTCGCCGGAATATAGTCACCGGTACCATACGTGGCGGTATGAGTTCTGGCGGCGGTCTGGTCAAGTGTGTCTGACTCTTTGTTGATAACACCGAGTTTTTCCAGTACCCAGTCAATACCACTGCGCAGTTTGTTGAACGCATTAAGCGGCAGCATCAACGCGTCAGCCAGTGCCTGCCCGAACATGACGCCCGTGTCACGGCAACGGTTCAGGGTGTCCTGGGTGGCTTTGACCGGGGCAATCAGGTTTTTAAACCACTGCCACGCGGCCTGTAACTTTTCGCCCAGCCAGTCAAAAACCGGTTTAAGTGGCGTGAACAGTTCCCCCACCGGCGCAAATGCCGCTTTCAGCCCTTCAACCACACCACCAAAGAATGCGCTGACAGGCTCCCAGTATTTACGGATAAGCAACGCACCGGCGACAATGGCAGCCACCACGGCCACAACCGGCCAGCTAATCGCCCCGATGGCCGTCATAACGGCACTGCCAACCGTCGTGAAGATTGCCCCCATTGCGCCTGCTGCCGCGATGATGGCATTGATGCCGGTGATACCCATTCTGGTCGGGTGAACTGTTCAACCGGGGACGCGCCAGCGCCGCCGAACGCGTGGAAATCGACGTCAGTCATAACGCCCTTGCCGGAGGTCTTCTCTGTGCGGACGGCCAGTGGCGGCAGATTGTCACCATTGAGGACGCACTGAAAGGCGGCTGCACGCTGTTCGACATTGAGCAGCTCAAACGCGAAAACAGCGCCGACGATTTTAAAAACCTGTTCATGTGTGAATTTGTTGACGACAAGGCGTCGGTATTCCCGTTCGAGGAGCTGCAACGCTGCATGGTCGACACGCTGGAAGAATGGGAAGACTATGCGCCGTTTGCCGCCAATCCGTTCGGCTCCCGCCCGGTATGGATTGGTTACGACCCGTCACACCGTGGCGACAGCGCCGGATGCGTGGTGCTGGCACCGCCGGTGGTGGCCGGTGGCAAATTCAGAATACTTGAGCGTCACCAGTGGAAAGGCATGGACTTTGCCACCCAGGCGGAATCCATCCGCAAACTCACCAAAAAATATAACGTCGAATACATCGGTATTGATGCCACCGGCCTCGGTGTCGGCGTGTTCCAGCTCGTGCGCTCGTTCTATCCCGCCGCGCGCGACATCCGCTACACACCGGAAATGAAAACCGCAATGGTGCTCAAGGCAAAAGACGTTATCCGCCGTGGCTGTCTGGAATATGACGTCAGCGCCACCGACATCACCAGCTCGTTTATGGCTATCCGCAAGACCATGACCAGCAGCGGACGCAGCGCCACCTATGAGGCCAGCCGCAGCGAGGAAGCCAGCCACGCCGACCTCGCCTGGGCGACCATGCACGCTCTGTTAAATGAGCCACTCACCGCCGGTATCAGCACCCCGCTGACATCCACCATTCTGGAGTTTTACTGATGAGCAAGAAAAAAGGGAAAACACCGCAACCTGCGGCAAAAAAAATGACCGCCAGCGCCCCGAAAATGGAGGCATTCACCTTTGGCGAACCGGTGCCGGTACTCGACCGCCGTGACATTCTGGATTACGTCGAATGCATCAGTAACGGCAGATGGTATGAGCCACCGGTCAGCTTTACCGGTCTGGCAAAAAGCCTGCGTGCTGCCGTGCATCACAGCTCCCCGATTTACGTCAAACGTAATATTCTGGCTTCAACGTTTATCCCGCATCCGTGGCTTTCCCAGCAGGATTTCAGCCGCTTTGTGCTGGATTTTCTGGTGTTCGGTAATGCGTTTCTGGAAAAGCGTTACAGCACCACCGGTAAGGTCATCAGACTGGAAACCTCACCGGCAAAATATACCCGCCGTGGCGTGGAGGAGGATGTTTACTGGTGGGTGCCGTCCTTCAACGAGCCGACAGCCTTCGCGCCCGGCTCCGTGTTTCACCTGCTGGAGCCGGATATTAATCAGGAGCTGTACGGCCTGCCGGAATATCTCAGCGCCCTTAACTCTGCCTGGCTGAATGAGTCGGCCACGCTGTTCCGCCGCAAGTATTACGAAAACGGCGCTCATGCCGGATATATCATGTACGTCACCGATGCCGTGCAGGATCGCAACGATATCGAAATGCTTCGCGAAAACATGGTCAAGTCGAAAGGCCGCAACAACTTTAAAAATCTGTTTCTCTATGCCCCACAGGGGAAAGCCGACGGTATTAAAATTATCCCCCTCAGTGAAGTGGCAACGAAGGACGATTTTTTTAATATCAAAAAAGCCAGCGCCGCTGACCTGCTGGACGCACACCGCATCCCCTTTCAGTTGATGGGCGGCAAGCCGGAGAACGTCGGATCGCTGGGTGATATTGAAAAAGTGGCAAAGGTCTTTGTCCGCAATGAGCTTATCCCGCTACAGGACAGAATTCGGGAAATAAACGGCTGGCTCGGCCAGGAGGTCATCCGCTTTAAAAACTATTCACTGGAGACTGACAACGGCTGAACATCGCCGCCTGCGGGCGGCTTTTTTACACCCCGCCATCACGCCCTCACACGCTCATCACCGCACAAAAAATCCCGCAGACACACCAACGCCTCAACGGGCAGACTAAGCGCCGTCACGACGCGCTCAGACGCTGAAAAAATAAAATCAGCACCACCGCCAGCGCGCAGTGCTTTCCCCGCCTCGCCCGCCCGCTTCATGGAGCGCTTTTAATGCAGTTGCAATAACACATCAAAACATCGTCAATACAGGCGATTATAAACAATAAAAAACGATCGCTGCCGCATGCAAAATCATGCACTAAATGCATGTATTGAAGGGAAATTAGGAACGTGCTCGTTTGGGTCTAAACTATGATTTCGACACAACTATTTTCCCCAAATCAAAACTAAATTCGACATCCCCATTTACGATATTTTCATTTGTCACATGCTCATCAAAAAGGTCACTAACATCATACCCCGACTGAAACACTGGGCTCATGATAGCCACGTCGGTGAATGGCTCTTTTTCATGTGTTATATAATATTGACCATAAACATTTGCAGATTCATCTGCATCATTAAGACTAAGGACTGTTTTTGCTTTGACTTCAGGCATCAGAGAAAAATCAATATTATTCAACAAACACAGTAAGATGCCTGCTATTGCTCTCCTGTTATTATCAAGCGGCATCAAGTCCACCCCTGGAATCTCCTTCCGAAGCAATATTTTCAGCTCATTAAATAAAGAGTCGAACTTAATTGCGTCAGAACAATTGAGTAACGACAAAGCTTCATTAATCATTCGCCCTTCATTGGAACCAATTTCTGATGTTAACTTACAAACACCATCATTAACAATATACGATTTTTTGTTATTAAGCTTCTTCCTCGCTGTAATTACCTGCCCCCCCTTTAAGTTTAACTTCTCCTTTAAAAACTCATCACTGAACATTCTTAATTGCAGTCTGATTAATGTAGGTAAGTATTTCGGGTATTCATTTAACTCTGGTTTAACAGCATGCTTGTCGCGTCCAAATTTTAAACTTAATAACAAATGATTCCTCAGCATGATATCCTTTATCTCGCCTTGATCTCTCCGATGATTATGGGCAACAAAACTCCCAATTTCAAAAATACACTTGGGCGCACTCGGCAACTCACGGGCCGTAACAAAAAGAACATCAATATCACTATCAGTGAAACTCCCATCCTTTAATCTTCTCAACACTCTCTCTATTCTTGAGATTGCTTTACTTTTATTCATGACATTCTTTCAACCTTAATCAATATTTAATTTAAACAAACCATTCTCATACGCCAACCATACCTGTGACACCTGACAAACCAAATAAAAACAAAGGTACAGCGGATATTGGTATGTACAGCTATATTACACATAAACTCATGTTAGTAACATAAGATCTTCTTGTGAATATTTGTAATTTATTAGTTCACCAACATTAATCTTTCCAACCGTTATAAATCCAATCATATGCTGATACTCAAATGACGGCCAACTACCACCTCGCGCTGTTCGTTGTTCCCTCCAGCAGCACTGGAAGCATGTTTCAGTACTGCTGGGGTTTTCTATCAACAACGTGGTAGCAGTGCAATTTTAGACTGTTCTATATCGTTAAACCGCACGTAATTATCCCGGACTATTTCGGCACACCCGACCAACTCGTCGGGCGTCAGATTTTCGTTGACCATAATCTGCTGTAGACGGTGAACAATAGCCATCAGCTTGATATTTTTAGTGTTATGTTGCGGTATCTCGCCTGGTATTCTGTGCATTATCCAAGCCACCCGTTTTGCTTTGCACGCTCAATCTGTTCATCTGAATAGTTCCATGCTCCATCCGTGGCAACCATTGCCCCGCCAGACATCCCCGTCTCTGGTTCATACATAACAGCAAGGCCGAGCTGATGCATAATTTCATGATTAATTCTGAATACCAGACCACGCTCACTAAGTTCTTTCCAGTTCACAATCTCATATGCGCCTGTATTAAGCTGCTCAATACTTAGCAAGACATAATCTTCCAGCCAGTCTGACAGGTCAGTAACATCTGTTATCCGGGCTTCAACCTTTCGCCCCGTATACACACCCTGCACCCATTCATGCAAAATCAACGTGTCCCCGCGCTCATAATTACGGTCATTTTTCCGAAACTCTGCGCGTTTCTTTCCTTCCAGCACAAGGTCGAAATATTTTGCGTGCAGCTTTACCTCGTGAATTTTTGCCATCATGTCCACTCCATTACTGTTGAGAATCCCGGCCACTCATCAGCGACCGGATACGTGAATTTTTTCCCGTCATAATTTACAGTCGCGCCACGCGCCAGCGCCTCAAGCTCCCATCGCTGCGGCCTGATACCGTTCTGAGCAAGGTCAACGCGGATACGGGTGATTTGCATTCGTTCCGACCGGGTCAGTCTGGCAGATGGTGCAATTTCATGCGGTTTTAACGGGCTTCCGTTTCTTTGCTGACGGTTTGGCGTTCTCATGTCGTATTTTAATGCGCCCCTGAGCGCCCTCACGACCTCCGGTTCATTCCATTCAATAACACCGTCATCAACCAGATTAAGCACTGCTGCGGCGTGCTCAGAAGGTGTGGGAGCCGGTAACGAAGTATCACCACCGGTGAGCTTTCCACAGTTATTGACAGGACTCCGAGGCGCGGCGATGCCGCTTTTTAAAGTCAAAGGCTCAACGACCGGAACTTTCGGCACAATGCGCCAGTCCGTCGTTCTGGTGATATGAATATGACGCGCGCCGAGATGCGGCGCGTAAATGCCGACCACTCTCTCGACTTCTTCCTCGTACTCGTTAACGTCATCCGACGGGCTACGGGCAACCCTGACAGTCTGACAATCGCGCGGGACATTTGCCCCACCCTGCGCGCTGATATACAACGCAAAATCACCACTGTCTGCGGCAGCGCGAGCAGCCTCGACGCGTTCGTCAAACTCATCAGCAATACTGACGCCGCGAGGCAATTTGCGTAGTTCACGGTAAGCCCCCATTGTCGGCAGTCCAACCGTTTTAAATTGCGGGATGCGCCACGTTGACGCCCATGCGGTAACAGCCGCGGCAGTATCTTTAAGCGGCTTACCGGTATCGTTATCGAGCTGACCATCCAGTGCATAGCCGTCGATATTTTTTGAAATGTATTTCGCGATATATCCCGCAGCACCGCCCCGGTTAAGGTGCTTTGCCTGAAAACGGTTTCGCGCGGCTCCTCTTTCGTCACCATCCTCTTTGAGCGCATAGCGACGCATGATTTCGATAATCTGGTTACGCTGGCGTGGATTACAAAAAAGCATCATATGCCAGTGCGGCGTTCCGTCGTGGTGTGGCTCGACGACACGCAAACCGTAGACCTGTAAATCATTATCCTTGAATGCCGTGCGCATCAGGCTCCAGATGCGGCAGAGATAACGCTGCGCATCCTTTGGATTAAATGCCTCATCGTTCCAGCCGTGATTAAGCTGAACGGTTTTACTTTCGCCTTTTCTGACCTGACGAGTCGGGTGATACTTTGACGGCGCGGTCAGCGTGATAAACATCCCCACATCACCCTCTGCGGCGGCGTAACGCTCAATACCGGCAATGGTGTTCATCAGCTCCATCCGGCGAATTTCAGGATTAGAAATACTGCCCATCACCTTACTGATAAGGTCGATGCGCTCGCCGGTTTCCCTGTTTTCAAGGTCACACGATTTAAGAAATTCCAGATTTGCCTGGCGGCGCGCACGCACATCACGAATGGCGTGTTTACTGGCATACATCATGAAAAGCTGCGATGAGATACGGGCGGCAAACTTTTTCAGCTCCTTGTCATTCATTCCCGGCAGGCGCGCATAGTGGTCACGCTCTGCCAGAAACAGCAACGACGCGTCGGTGTTCATTTCATGGCGCTGATTCACACGCTCAATGCGCGGCCATAAACGACGCTGAAAAGTGGATGTGAGAAAATAAAACCCGTGCACCGGGCTTTTATTACGCCGGATGTAGTCATAGCGTGAAGTAAACAGCGAGCGCAAAAAGTAAGGCAGGCGATTTATCGTGGATAACTCTATATAAAAATTACATTTTCACCATTTGCCACCAAGATGGTGAATACAGCGCCGGAGGGCTTTCTTATGGCAATTAAGAAGCTCGATGATGGTCGCTATGAAGTGGACATTAGACCTCGCGGTCGCGACGGAAAACGCATCCGCAGGAAATTTGAAAGAAAAGCTGAAGCACTAGCATTTGAGCGATACACAATCGCCAATGCCAGTCAGAAAGAATGGGGAGGCCAGCGAGCAGACCGCCGAACTTTGACAGAATTGCTCGACATCTGGTGGAAATACCACGGGCAAAACCACGAGCATGGGACAAAAGAGTTTAATCATCTGCTCAAAACCATCAGCGGCATAGGTGATATACCAGTGAGTCGGATGAACAAAAGGGCTTTGATGGATTATCGCTCCATGCGACTACGTGATGGCATCAGTGCTGCAACGATAAACCGCGACATGTACCGATTATCCGGCATGTTCACAAAATTAATTCAATTGGATGAATTTTCCGGGCAACACCCAATTCACGGACTGCCGCCACTGACGGAGGCTAACCCTGAAATGACGTTCCTGGAAAAAGCAGAAATCGAAAAACTGCTAAATGTTTTGACTGGTGATGACTTACTTGTCGCGCTTTTATGTCTGAGCACTGGAGGAAGGTGGACGGAAGTTGCCACGCTAAAACCAGCACAGATTACAAGTTGCAGGGTTACCTTCCTGAAAACCAAAAACGGTAAAAAGCGAACAGTGCCGATTTCTGAGGAACTGGAGAAAAAAGTTAAAGAGGAGGCCAGCGCCAAATTGTTCAAGGTAGATTATGAGAAGTTTTGCGGGATTTTACGCAGAGTGAAACCTGATATACCTCCCAATCAGGCAACCCACATTCTGCGGCATACATTCGCAAGCCATTTCATGATGAATGGGGGCAACATAATTGCACTGCAACAGATTCTGGGGCATGCGAGCATTCAGCAGACAATGACCTATGCGCACCTTGCGCCTGACTACCTGCAGAACGCCGTCGCTCTGAATCCACTAAAAGGCGGAGTGACGTTATAA